AGCAAGAAGTTAGGGCCGCCCGGATCGAGTCTCTGGTCTCGTTCTGTGAAGCCTACCGGGACCGGTTCACTCCGGCCATGACTAGCCCCGTCTCGGTGGACTTCGGCGAAGAGTCCCACGAAATGGACGCGGTGGACTTCATGGCCAGCCTGAATGGCGCCCAACTGGCCTGGTTCAAAGAAATGGTTAAGTCCATGCCGCCCCAGGTGGACTTCGAGGAAATTGCCACTGATGACAAAGATCCGGGCTATGGCGATGATCTGTCCTTCGAGGAACAGTTACAGTCCGCCCGCCAAGCTCTGCAAAAATCGTTTAACACTGCCGGGGGGCTCGAATAATGCCGATTCTCAACTATGCCAACATCACTGATGGCGATCTAATCTACGAAGGGCAGATCGTCTATACCGAGGATACGATCATCCGTACCGGCTACAACGCCGAAGCAAGTGCCATCATTCCCTTTGGCCGAGCTGTTGCCAAGGGTGCAGCTACCACCGGGGCCAGCAGCGACCGGATCGACCTGGTCAACCTGGTCGATGGCAACTCTATCATCGTCGGCATCGCCGTTTCGACTGACGCCATTCAAAAGGTAACCGGCACCCCCGGCACCGATGAGGCGGTCTCTGTCGTCTCTGGCGTGATGGGCTGGCCCGTTGACTATCCTGTGTCCTACCTGGTGCGGGGTGTCATCGGCGTCAGGGTAAGTGATACCGATACCGTCAAGCCTGGCGACGCTGTCTATGCCGTCCATACCGCCTCCAGCGGTGTGCTGGTGGGCACCTTCCGCAGTGACAGCACCAACGCCATCCAAATTACCAACGCTCGTTGGCTAGGCTATGGCGGTCAGAATGACATCGTTCCTCTCTCTATTAACTTGGCCTAGGAGGTTTTTCAATGGCAACTGGCGGAACTCAGCTATATCGCTATCTTCAACAACGCTTGCCTGACATGATCACCAAGCGTTATGAGGATCTTCCTTATGATGCGGGGCTGCGGGTTGCCTCTGATGTAAACCTGCAAGCTGGTGCGCAAGAGATCGTAGCCGAAGTGCTCGACAAGGTGGGCGATGCCCAGGTTGTTGGCGATGGCACCTTCGACTTTCCTATCGTTGACCTCAACCTAAGCGAAGATCGCTATAAGGTGCTGATGGTCGGATCTGCTATGTCCTGGACGTTCCAACAAGAACGGGCCATGACCTTTGCAGGCAACCTGACCCAGATGAATGCCCAGCGGGAGTCAACCGTTACCCGTTCTATTGCAGAGCGTCGTAACAAGATTGCCGCCTATGGCGAATCTCGGCTAGGCATTACTGGCTTTTTGAATAATGCGTCGGTCACCCTGGTTAATAGCACCTTCGACTTCCACAACGCCAATACCACCCCTGACGATATGTACCAGTTCTTCCTAACCCAGGTGGAACTGTTTGATACCGGCAGCAACAACGTCATGACGCCCACCCATGCCACCGTTAGTACTAAGCTGTACTACCGGCTATCAAAACGGCTTGGTGACACCCAGGTGACGGTCAAGGACTTCATCGAGCAGATGCTATCCAGCGAAGGAACCCCCTTCAAGATCCATAAGGACAAATGGAGCAATAGCAGCCTGCTGGAGGTCAATGGCGTTCAGGCCGGTGGTGTCAATAAGGATCGGATCACGCTGTTCACCATCAGCCGGGATATGGCTAGCCGTATGGTTGAGCCAACCGCGATGATGCCCATGGACTATGTGAGCGTCAAGAATGGGCGGAAAGTATTTCCGTTCTACTCCTGCGTGACACCAGTGATGTTCCATCAGATCCCTGGCTTCCGCTATATCGACGTTCCTAAGGCTGTTTAGATAATTCCTGGTGACTGACATGACAACCTGCGTTGTTTACAAACCAACGGCTTGTTTTCCGCCCAAGGGTGTAGCGAGTGAAGTATTCTTTGACTCGCTATGCCTAAAGGCTGGGGCCAAAAACTACCTAACTGACGATGAACTAGAACGGCTGATCAGCCATGACGACTACCCTCGCTATGAAGCATGGGGAGCCATCGAGGTGATCCAGCCAGAGCAGGAAGCGCCAGAGCTAGCCCCGGCCCCAGGCAAGCCTACCTACCCGGCTAACTTGTCTGGCATCTCGGTAGAAAAGGCAGAAGACATTGTCAATGGCTGTGATGATGTGGTTGTCCTGCGGGCCTGGTTTGACGCCGAAACCCGCAAAACGTTGCGTGAAATCCTGACCCGTCGAATCGAGGAGATTCTTGAATAATGGCCCAACAGCGTATCGTCGCCAGCCTAGAGCAGGCGTACTTTGAAGTAGACCTATCGCTTGCCACCAATGCCCTCTGCGTTGATCAAGCATTCTTTATTGCCCAGCTACCTTGTAAGGTAGTGGGAATCAGCTATATCCATGCCACGGCTGGCACCGATGAAGGTGCAGTCAATGTGCAGGTAACCAAAGATACGGGCACTGATGCCCCTGGTGCTGGCACCAACCTACTGACCAATAACACCAATGCTGGGTTTAACTGCAAAGGCACTATCAATGTGCTGCAGACCGGCGCTTTAGTCACCGCCGAAGCAACCCGCACCCTGGCCGCTGGTGAGCGGCTATCGGTAGACTTTGCTGGCACCCTGACGGCCCTGGCTGGCGTCACCCTGTCGGTACGGCTGCAGTACGTCTGATAAGTTTCTCCTCTGTGGTTCTCCCTCGCCCCCGGCATTGCTGGGGGTTTTTTCTTACCGGTTAAAGCGCACTTCTACCACCTCATTGCCTTGAATGATCACCCGATCTACCAGCTCAGCATAGAGCTGTCGGCGCTCGGGCGCTTCCAAGGCGCTCCAGTCCATCGTGGCTGCATCAATGGCCTGTTGCTGTAGCCGCTGGCTGCTGGCTAGCACCTGACCCTGGCTGCTACGCCTGGCCAAGATCTCTGCCTCGATAGCGGCCATCTCTTCAGCAATGGCGGAGCGGTGCGCTAGGGGCCTCAGGGCGGCTAATTCTTGCTCTAGGGCAGCAATGGTAGGGTCAAAGGCTGTGTCGGACTCCAGGCCATAGGCGATGGCCTCAGCATGGTCGATCAATGCCTCCTGGATAGCGGCTTCGATCATGTCCTGGCGACAAGCGCGGGTATGGGGGCAATCGCGCTCAGGAAAGTCGGTCCTAACAGCACAGGTGAAATACCGATGGCTGCGCCCAACAAAGGTACGGCAACGGGTGCCACAGACACAGGAAACAATCGGCGGCACCGGGTACACCCGCCCCTGGTTGTTGCCACGTAGCTGACGGTTTAAGCCAATCAGGTAGTCGATGCGCTGATACTCTTCCTCGCTGATCAATGCTTGGTGGGTGTTATAGCGCCATTCGCCTGTCCTAGCGTAGTGCAAGTGGCCACGCAGCGCAGCGCTACGCAGCCAGGCCCGCCATCCGCCTCGGGTCTTATAAAGCCCATGGCGTTCTCCCATGTGGTTCAGTAGCTTGGTCAAATTGCCATGCTCTAGGTAGAACTCTATCGCTTCTCTGGCCTTCGCCCAGTCTGGCCCGGGCTCATAGCGGCTACCGTCTGGGGATCGTTGGTAGCCAAAGGGCGCCGGGCCACCCATCGGCCTACCCTGGCGCCGCATTTGCACCGTAGCCCGCTGTAGGCGCTCTGATAGCTCTACTGAGTAGTAGTGGGCCATCAACGACTTTACGCCGGTCGTAAGCAGTCCTGACGCGGTCTGGAGCGTAATCTCCTGGCCGGTGGTTAGTTCCTTGACGATGGCGCCAGCGGCCTCTAGCTGGGCAAGGCTTTCCATCGCCCAGACGGTATCTCTTGCCCAACGGGTCCATTCCACCACCCAGACGGTTACCTGGTGCCGTTGCTGGCGTAGTTCTAAGGCCCTGTCCACCATGCGTAGGAACTCGGGCCGGTCCCGACGGCGCCCTGACACATTCTCAGTAAATAGCTCGTCAAACTCGAGCTGCTGCTGGAATTGTTGGATCTGCAGTGTCAGGCTTTGCTCTTCTGTCGATACCCGCCCGTAGCACAGTTGATAATGCGCCATAGCAACAACCCTCCTAGCCCTAGCGTACTACGCTGGCCTCGAGCGACTGTGCCATAGCAAGAGCCTTGAGGAAGTCTTACCATGGCGCTACCGGGCATCCTAAGGCCAGTGATGGAGCTAGGCAGATGGTTGAATGGCATGGCGAACGGTTCGATGACTACAACACGCCAAAACGTACACCCAACCATCCTACCCATAGCCATGCTGTACTGGTCCGCCATGATGGCGTGATCCGGCTAGTGCGCTTTGGGGCCCAGGGCGCTAAGGGTTCACCCAAGAAAAAGGGCGAGTCAGCGGCATGGAAGGCCCGTCGCCTAGCCTGGTATGCCAGGCATCGCCAGAACATTGCCAGAGGCCCGCTGTCGCCTGCCTGGTGGGCCGCTAAGGTGAAATGGTAGCCGCTATGGTGCCATCTTCGCTAACCACCAGGGGGATGTCATTATCAATGGCTAGCTGGTTCAGGTCGTCGATCTGCTCTTCGCTCAAGCTATAGGCCTGGTGGTTCCATAGCGCTATCAAGGGCTCAGGATCACCCATGGCGCCACCATTGCGCAAAGTTTGCAGTCGGCCTACCAGGGCGGGGAATAGTGGGTTAGTGGCCAGGATAGCTAGGATGTCGATGTCAGCCACCAGGCTATCGGCCATAGCGCCCCAGTTGGGCATCACCGGCGGGGGTGGGGGCGGGGGTGGCTCCTGCCAGGTGTTGGTAGCGCTGTCCCAGTAGGCCGTATCGCTGGGGCGTTCCGGCTTTAGCTGGACGGCAGTGCCGTCGTAGTAAAGATCATCGCGGTTAGCGTCGGGTCCTTCGACTAAGGTGCAGCCAGTTGGGGGTGTGACAGACGCATCATTGCTAGTGCCAGCGATCTCATTGCCAGCGATCCAATAGTACATAGTTAAGCCACCGGTTTGATAGTACGGGTCACGATCTGGCCACTCTCCGCTGCATCGAATGGCGTCCTAGCGTTGCCACCCCGGCCAGCAAAAGACGCGCCGCTGGAGCCTGGGTACGGATCAGCGCCGCCTACAGTCGCCCCATTGGATCCTGCGCTTCCATTGACGGTGCCTGGCGTGATAGTTGGCGCAATGAAAACGGCCCATCCGCCGCCCCCGGCCCTGCCCCCTAGTACACCCGCCGTCACGCTAGCACCACGCTGGCCAGCCGCCCCATCCCCGCCCCTGACATTGATGACGCCTGCATTGGAGATAGAAATTAATGAGGATAGGTGGACGATGCCGCCACTGCCGCCAGCGCCAGGCCCGATGCGAAGCCAGGCATTGTTAATGGTTCCTATTGCCGCATTGCCCCCATTGGCATTGATAATGCCAGCAGCGCCGATGGCGATGGGTCCAGACGCCTCGATAAACAACCCAGCCCCGCCAGCCCCGCCAGCCCCGCCGGTAATAGTAACGCTTTGTGAAGTGCCTTGAAGGTTGAAGTTAGGCCCACCGCCAGAGCTGCCATAGGGCTGAGCCTCCCACGAATAAACCTGGCCTCGATTGGCGCCGATTCCTAGCCCTGTCAAGTCATCTCGGTAACCATCGCCGCTGCCAAGAAAGCCTCCTTCGCCATTATTAGGGCCACCCCTGAGAAATACAGATCCGGTGAGCGTTCCATTGATAGTCACCGCACCTGAGCAATAGATGCGGGTTAGGCCACTACTTAGGGTAACAGTGTGGCCACTATTGACGGTGAAGCTACTAAAGTAGTACACCTCTCGATCTAAGGTAATATTGGTCAACCCGCTTGGGTTAGTGCCAGACACCACACCAGTGGCAAAGCTACCATCGCCACCATTGCCGCCGATTAGTTTAATCGACTCCTGAATAGGCTTTACCTCGAATCGTGGCCTCCGGTCGATTACGGCACTAACGACCGTCGATGTGGTCACCACGCTGGCCAGGACGACACCTATCAATGGCACACTGGTACTAGCCGCAACAGCGCCACTATCATTGACAAATACCCAGTTGGTTGTACTAGCTGTGAGGCCAACGCTGCCCGCCGCAATGGCTTGCCGTGCGCCAGTCGCTAGCGTAACGACGCCAGCGGCATAGTCGGCATTGAGGCCAGTGCCAGCCGTCACCTTCAACTCATCCCTAAAAGCCTGCCACTCTGGCAATATCTGGCCAGCGGTGGTACTGAGGTCGGCATTGGTGATCTTAGCGATCTCGCCATCATCGTCAGGCGTATCGACAAAAACCGGGTTGTTGATGGCATTTAGGAAGGCAGAGGTAACAACCGTCCCATTTGCAAAAGTAGTCTTAGCCATAGTTCTCCTTAGGCGATACGTTGCCAGAATGTTGCATCAGTCGGCAGGTTGCCTGCGCTCGGGTTAGCGTTGATATAGACATAGCTGCGACTATCGACGGTATAAAAGACCGCGTCATTGTATTGATAGGTGGTGCCAGCCGCCCAGTTACCTTGCCAGACTGGCCCGCCCCGCAATGCAGCGGCATAGGTGCTATCACTGGCCAGCAAGGCCGCCACCCTGCGTACTGCTGTATCTAGTACATCGGTTGTTAGGCCAGTCGGCACCAATTCACTCCAGTTGACGGTATTGACATTGGGCACGATGGCCCGAAAGTCGCTGATCGTCTCCTCGGTGATCGTCGAATTGCGGGTTAGCTCCTCCGAGTCGCTGCTATGCAACTCGCCGGTGTAATATTTGTTGTCGGTGTGCAGATGAACCGGCCCATCATAGGGTTCGCCGTTCAAGAAGAAATAGTTGAATGTCGTTGTCTCAGTAAATAGCTCAAAGCGATAGGTAGTATTACTGGTGGCTGACTCTGGAATGGTGATGCTAAGCGCCCCGCTGGTGATGGTGAAGGTTTTGGGCTGCTCAGTATAGGTGGTATGGGGGTTGGTGCTAGTCACGTTGATCGGGCTATCGAGGGTCACCCGTAGCTTAGCGGTGAGGGTATCACCGCCAGAATTGCGCAAAGTAGCCTGGATGATCGTCATGCCTATAGGGTGCCCTAGCTAAAAATTGGCGTGTCAAAGACCGGATCCCCGGCAACCGAAAAGCCTGCGTAGAATTGTTGGTAGCAAACCTGGCTGGTGACATAGACCGGGCTATAAAGCTGGTTCAGCCGTTCTAATAATGCCCACTGGGATCCATTGCGGGCATAGATTAGCTTCACCCTTAGGAAATATTCAAACCCGCTATCACTGCCTAGGGTATCGCCAGCGGCGCTATAGCCAGCCAGGAAGTCGCCTAGAACATAAACCCGCATCTCTAGCCCAAATAGGGCGATGATCCACTCTAGCAAGGCCCTGGAGCCCTTCTCCGGCCACACTCGGCTAAAGGCTTCAGTGATCAACGTGCGCTTCACCGATACTGGCCACTCCGTATCCCAGTAGGCGCCGGTATAGCCCGATAGCTGGGCTAGCCAGTCCAGGTTAGCCGCATTAGCCGTGGCTGGGTTCAGGTGGGTGGCGTAAAAGTTCTGTGCCAGCCCTCGGCTATTGGCTAGCAGTTCATCCCAGGGCAACGTCAGCCAGTCGGCAGCATCATTGCCTTGGTACTGCTGCGACTCCTCTGGCAGTCGTCCATAGATCGGTCGGTTAGTCGCCCAGCCCATTAGTCCGGATCCCCCTGGCCGTAGCTATAGCTGAACAGGTTAGCGCCATCGACTAGCTCCACCACCAGGTCAATTAGGCTGCCAGCTGAATACCGATAGGGTAAAGCTAGGTTAGTGGCTAGCTGGCTTTGGCCCACAATGCCCATAATCACTGACTGCACCGATTCCACGCCAGACAACCGCACCAGGTATTCAAGTTCCTTCACCAGGATGGTTTCTCCTAGCTCCAGGTTGCCAGGCGTTAGGTAGGCATCAAGCCTGGCATGAATGTCATCCGCTAGCGTCTCTGGGTTTTGGCCGCTGGGCAGCTTCGCTACCACCCGTACCGTCACATCCTGCACATCCACATTCGACGCATAGACCGCAATGGTGACATGGCTCTTGGCGGCTAGTGCGGCTTGGACGTCGGCCAGCTGGGCGGTACTGAGCAGTTCACCGCCAGGGTTCAAGCAAAATACATGAACACTTCCAGCCCTGGTGGTTACTTTGTCAGCGGCCAGGTTGCCGATGGCCTTGGCGACCGATCCATTACCCAGTAGGGCCCGGGTTTCTTCCTGGTAGTCGTCCGCACTGACCAGGCCACGCCGACGAATTGCGGCAAAGGCCCGAGCCTTGGTTTGGTCCACCGTCTCGCCATCGGTGCCACCGGTTGCCGCTTCAGTATTGGTGACAGAACCAAGGAATGATAGGGGCTGGCTAAGCCGGGTGATCGTATAGGCGCCCACATTGTAAGTACTACCCACCGCTGTCGCTGTTGCCGCCACGGTGCCTGCGATGTTGCCAGGGCTGATCACCAAGCTGGCGTTGGTGGTAAAGGAAAGGCCTCCGGTAGTCGATACTTCATAGCCCGCTGGCACCGTATAGCTGGTGCTAAGGACAGCGGTCAGGGTAAAGGTAAGGGTAACCGAGGCGCTGGTGCCTAGGATCTGCTGGATGCCTGCAATTTGTAGGTAGGCAATAGCCATCGCCTCTGGCAATTGGTTCAGGTAGTACAATAGCTCAGCGCCAGCAAAGGCCTGCCCTTCGATCAAGGCCCGGGCTGGCGAACTAGGCGCAAAGCTATTGATCGCCCCACCACTAGCCACAAATACTCGATCCAAGGCATACTCGACTAGCGTCGCCTCCGTCCTTGGATCCAGGCTAGGGATGACCAGGGGTGTTATCTGTGTTGCCATTAGATCACCAGTCGATATTGGATAGCAGGCTGGGGCAGGCTAGCTAGCTGCCAGTTGATCGTCAGCAGGTAGCTGCCATCTTCATTAACCTGGCCCAGCACCTCGAAGGTAGCGTCTGTGATCTGTAGCTCCAGCGCTTGCCGGATCCGCTCCGCCACTACGCTAGGGTTAGGATGGGCCTCAAAGGCAAGGTTGCTGGTGCCATACTGGGGGCGCATGATACGCTCAAATGGCCTGGTTTCCAACACAGACAAGATGCTGTCTCGCACCAGATCAGCATCAGTCGCCGTCGCTAGGCCACCATCAACGATCCGTAACGGGTAGGCAAGGTCTCTGAGGATTGCAGTCATGGTTATAGTGTGCCCTGGGCATCCTGGATCCAGCATTATGGTGACCCATGCTTATCCCCATCGGCCAGCCCATCGACTTTCGCGCCAAACTACCCGCCAATCCGACCCGGGCCCAGCTGCGCAGCGTCGCCCAGATGATCATTGCCGCCAACTTTCCTGGCCCTGTGCAGGTGGAGGGTGTTCAGGTGTCTGGCGGCAAGGCTTCTGGTGAATTTATGGGCGATGGAGAGCGCTACAGCTACGAAATTACCGATGGAGCCCTCACCTACGACCCTATTGACCGCTAGAGACCAGCGGATGGCCAGCGCTATCGACTGCGCCGACGACAGCTACCTCTTTGCTGCCGATCTTTACCTTACCGGTGCAGGTGAGGGTGATATTGCCGCTAGCGTCGATGACGATCTTGCCGCCATCCCCTTCAATGGTTAGCACCTGGGCGCTGACGATGGTGATGTCATCCCCGGCCTCCACCTCGATAGCCTCGCCAGCTGTCACCGTCCACCCGGCTCCCACATTCCAGACGATGCCCTTGTCTACCTCCAGGGTGCTATCACCAGGGATGCGCCGCCAGTCATCATTCAATGGATCCGCCTTGGCGTAGGGTGGGTTCACCGAATTAACCATGACGCCGTCATAGACTGGATCATGGGGGTTGCCATCAAAGTTTTGCAGCGTCAAGGCCATGCCTACCCTGGGGACGGGTGGATCCCAGTATGGACAGGGTAGAGAGCGCATGGCATAGTCATGGCTGGTGAGGGCCGCCTTATCGGCGGTGGTGGTCCGCACCCGACGCAAGGCCAGCGGGTCATCAACGTCAGTCGTCGTCGCAAACAGGGCGGAGTCTTTGCGGCCCTCCAGGTCACCGGCTAACGAGTGCAGCTTATCCAGCCCGGCCAGGGCGGCTAATAATGGGCTATCCATCAGTATTTCATCCCAGAACGCTTACTACCACCAATGCCCGTATAAACTACCCCTAGCTCAGAGGGTGGCACGACCTTGCCGCCAGGGGGGATGCCGCCACTTCTAAATTCAAAGTGCAGGTGAGCCCCAAACGAACGCCCCGTATTGCCAACGGTGCCGGTTGTCGAGCCTTGCTTAACGGTCTGTCCTTCTCTGACGTAGGTGAGGGTCAGGTGGGCCACCAGGGAATAAATGCCGCCCCCATGGCGGATGACGATGTAGTTTCCCCACCCACCACCACAACTTTGATTGCCAACCCGGCATCCACGGACCACCCGGACAACAACACCATCAGCAGGGGCGATGACCGGGGTATTGGTTGGCGCAGCGATGTCGATGCCATTATGGTTGCGGCCAGCCCAGGCCCGGTAACCAATGCCTTCGCCAAAGGTACCACTGCGGATCGGGCAGATGAACCCACCCGGCTTTAGGTCCGCCTGACTGGCGGTGCCATCCTCCATCAGGGCAGTGCCATCCATGCCACCCCCGATGCCACCAGCGCCGCCTGCTGTCGCCTGGGGTGGGCGTTGCCGTTGGGGGCTATACAGTTCAACGTCTGTCGTAAATGGGCTGCCTACCTGCCAGCTATGGCTGACCGATCCGACTCGCCATTCCCTCGCAAAGACAGTCGGCACGATCTCGCTGTCAATGGACACGATAGAACCTGGGGCTAGGATCAACGACTCCGGGCTAGTGAATAGGCTGGCCCGCGACTCATAGCCCTTCACCCGTCTGCTTTCGTCCTTGATCACCTCCGCCTCCGCCCGGCCGTCCGCCAGGTCGATAGCGCCTACCTTCTGGGTGGGTAGGCCCGTCTCGGTGCCATCCAGGACGGTGCCAGTCACCGGGGGCTTAGCCGCACCGGTCACCGCTGACTCAGGGGGCTTACTGGCGGTACTGGTGGCCGTAGAGTCTTCCTTGGTGATCGCCTCCGGTTGGCCCGTATCCCGGTTTAGGGTCGTCTTTTGCTCAGCGGCATTGACCGCTGGGGTGCTGGCTGGGGCATTGCTATTGACCGGCATATCTTTGGTGGCCCTATCGCCAAAGGCTAGCCCGCCTGGCTTCAGATAGTCCTTGGTGATCACAAAGCCAGTAAAGTTGGGCCGTAATGGGGTCAGCTTAAGGGTACTGCCACGGTCAGTCACCCGATAGCCAATGGCCTGGGCTTCCCTTAGCAATAGTTCATAGTCGGTGATGCCGGTCTGGTCCAGGTGCTGGTAGGTGGGCCCGTTGCCTTCCATCTCCAAGGTTAGGCCATAGCGCTGACATACCTTAGTGGCCAGATCCCTTAGCGTCAGGTTGCTATAGGCTGTATTCAGCTTGCGTCGGGTCATCAGCCAGCGGATCGACTGGCCTTCAAATACGGTCTGGTCAGCACCACGCCCGGTCGTATTGGTGCCAGTATGGATGAAGTGATACTCCACCGTCTGGGATGGGCTGAAGCCAAGGCTAACGATGATCTCCTGGCCCTTCTGACTAACCTCGGCGGCAGCCTCCTGGGCCTTATCTTGCACTGGCGTTGTACTGGTCGCCGTTGCGGCGCTGCTGGCCGCCGGGGCCTGGGTGGGAGCGGCTGAGCCACCGCCCCGATACTTGGCTAGGGCCTTCTCCCATACCTCTCGCATTTTGGACAAGCTTTTCTCCGGCTGGTCATAGCCTGCCCCTGGAAAGCTAGCCCATTCCTGCCTGCACTTGGTGACCGCTGCATCAAAGCGCCCGGCCCGTACATCCTGAAGGGCCCCTCGACCCTTGACTAATTTAATAGCACCCCGATCCTGGTTAGCTGGAGTGAAGTCGGGCATATTCAGCCCGTTCCATGTCTTTTTTAGGAACTGATACCGGCCAGCAGCGTCAGAGCATAGGGTGCGGCTAGCGTTGCAATTGATCTGGGCTGGGTGGCGCTCGAAGCCATCAAATAGCTTGCCGGTGAACATGGTGCGGTAGCCATTGGGGCCACTGGTGCCCTCCGCCCAGGCGATTACATCCAAAAATGCTTTTTCTTCTGCCGTCAGCTCCCCCGCCGTCACCGATGACTCACCCCCACTGGCCACGGTGCCCCCAGGGGTAGCAGGCGTCTGTTGTGGGTCTTCGAGTAGGTCGCTAGGTACTTCGATGCCACCAGCGGTAAAGCTCATCTCAAAGAAGGCAGCGGCTATCTTGAGGCCTGGATCGCTTACCTCGAAGCGACAATTGCTAGCCCGCTTGTCTTCGCCCAGGCTAATGGCTACATAGCGCAGCTTGCCATCACCTGTCTGGAATAGGCGATCACCGATCTTTACTTTGGCAAAGGGGGCAAGCAGTCGAACCATGGCAGGCTAGCGTTTCCTTTAGGTTGCCCATCACACCTTCCTGGCCTCCTGCAGGCTATCAGTCCCCTGGGTGGGGCTTTTATCCAGCAGCCAGTCTACCAGCTGGGCCCGGCCCGACTCGATGGCCTGGACGCCTTGATCTAGTAGCTGGTTCAGGGGCCCTTCGATGTCGCCCACGATGCCATTAATGTCTGCCGCCTGGCGGATCACTTCAGGGATGTAGCTTTGCAGCTGGGCGGTAGCGCTGGCGATGGTGGCACTGACGCCAGTGCGGATCGACTGTAGGGCCGGTTCCAGCGTAGTGGCTAGCTCCTCCTGGCTGGGCACTAGCAAGGCCAACTGGGGCGATAGGGTCGCCAATGGGTTGAGGCCACCATTCTGATCGGCAATGTCCCTAAACCGAGACGGATCCCCTAGCACCCGACTGGCAAAGCTAGCCAAGTCCTCGCCTGGCAATGGCTCGATCAATGCTGGCATGACTTGCCCCGCCTGCGCTCTGGATCCCAGATGATCGTACAGTCCTTGAGTGCGTAGTTATACCACGCGCCATCCGGGCCATGGATGATCAGCCGCTGTCCCTGGATCTGGGCAAGGCCCCGTACAGCCGTGCCATCGGTCTTGGTGACAATTGCCTGTCTTGGTACCATTTAGTTCACCCCTGGATAGGTCCATCGAGCCCGGTAGCCCCGGCCATCAATATGCACAAACCCCTGGCCCCGGGCTAGCCCGCCTCGACTAGCCCACCATGGATCCAAACGATTATACACATTTACCAACGATACACCAGGGATGTGAAAGTCCACGGCATCGCCAACCATATGCCGACTTTGGCTGGCACCGCCCACCCTGCGGTTAGTCACCGGATCCCGATACCAGGAGTTAACCACGACTGGTGCGCCGCCGAATAGGCCACGAACATTCTGCATCACCTCAGCGATCTTGATAATTTTGTAGACCACATCCGGGTTAGCAGGTTGCCGGTAGCTGCCAGCGCTATCGACATGGAGCGCTTCACCCCAGGTAAAGCTCTGGCTTTTTAGGCCAATTGAGTCGGTGCTGTAGTAGTTGCCATTGAACCCTGGCAGGACGATGCCATAGCCTTTGGCGGTATCGCTGGGGGTATCCTTGGGGTCATTATCCACGCCATGGCCCTGGGGATCCATGCAATGCTGGGCGTAGACCCACCAGGTATTTTTGCGGGATGGGTGCAGGGTGGCCAGGTTGAAGCCTGTGGCATCGACGGTGAAGCAAATGTGGCCATGCTCATGGCGATAGGCAAGGATCGGTAGCACCGTACCCCGGATTACCTTGGCTACATCCTCAATGGGAAAGCTGGCCGCTGGCTCATGGCTAGGCTTCAGGTAGGTATCGACGGTAATGGTGATGGTGGGGCGTTCCATAGCATCTCCTGGGTGATATAGCCTCGTCGGCCACTACCAGAACGCCTGCGGCCTGCATCCTGGATCCAAACGGCAGCAATGACGATAGTTAGTAGCAGGGCGATAGTACGCATGGCTGGACCGGGCTAGCTAGCTATAGGGTGCCCAGCCGGTTGACAGCCACTAGCCTACGGTTTATAGTTGGGTTGTGCCCTGCACACGAACTCCTAACTCTCTGCCCTCAGCACCTTGGGAAAATGCTGGGGGTTTTTTATTGACTGGGCACCCTAGGGTTAGCGCTAGGCAGCCTATGCTAATCAAAATTGACAACCCTATCCTTGGCTTCATAGACTTTAAGTCGGCCAAAGGTGGCAGCAAAAAGTGCGTTAAGGGCAAAGTGTGTGGCCTCACCTGCATCGCTAAAAGCCGGGTGTGTCGGATCGAGCTGAAAGGGGCCAATAAGGCAGCCAGCAAATGGCTGGTCAGCCAAAATACTTCGACAGATGACGGCCCACCAACAATGAAAGGCCGCATCGAACGAGGCATCGAGCTATATCGGGAAGAGTTGAAGGCGATTGATCTGGCCATGGCTGAACAACAATCAGCCCGGGCCAACGCATGGGTTCTATACGATCAGGCAGTAGCAGAAATTAAAGCCTTTCGGGCGCAGAACCCGGATCTGCCGATCCCGCGACCACTCCTCAGCAGCCTAGCCAATGCGTCGAAAGAACAACAACGGCTTGATCGTATTGCCAACAACTCTGAAGTGGACAAAGCCTTCGGTGCATTGCGAGGCAAGATGCTCGCCAACGGTGATATTGCCGCGGCGACAGATAAGGTTGGCCGCATATCAATAGATGCTGACCTTCCCGCCGTCAAGATCAGCAACCAAAGCGTGGAGGATGAGCTCAAGGATCTGCATAGAATTAGCAGCAACCGTGTCGAGCGACTAAACAAAGTATGGCAGGATCCAGACCGCGAACGGGCCTACGCCGACGATGAAGGCATTATCAATGTAGGCAAGGTAGACGATCTAGTTAATCCTCGAGCACTATGGCATGAGTTCGGCCATCACATAGAGTTTGAGGATGACAACGTCAAGGCGGCGGCTAACGACTTCATTCAGCAACGCCGAGATGGGTCTCCGCCGCAGAGGCTAAACGAGCTAGCTCCAGGATCGAACTACAACGACGACGAAATGGCCTATCCTGGCCGATTCATCGATCCTTATATGGGCAAGGTGTATGATGATGGAGGCACCGAGGTGATTTCCATGGGGCTCGAAGGATTCCGATCCGTTGAAGCCATGCGGAAGCTATACAGAGACGATCCAGAACTCTTTACCTTCATGCTGGGAGTGTTGTCATGAACTGGCGCTATCGACTCGACATTTACGATGTAGTAGTTTCGCTGGAAGCTGTTAGCCCCAACACGCCTGCTCTAGTCGCCTACGAGGGGGACGCGGATGGCATCGATGTCGTCAAATGGAACCTGAGCAATGCCTATGGGGCCTTTGGCCATAGCTTTGACCCCGAGTCAACCACCGCCACCGACCTCGACTATGCCCTATTCAGCACATTTCCCGGCGATGTCACCCGACTGACGGCTGCACCATCCTATGATCCAGGCATCCCCCAGGGTGCCGTCACCTAGCGCTTCGGAATATTCGTTATACCTGGCGTCCTGAAGGCTTGCCCATCCCAGCGGCCAACGATACCCACCAGGTTGCGGGTCCCATCGTACATCCGCACATCACCTGAGTCTGGATCCGTCGATAGGAAGTACTGGCCAGACTGGATCAAGGCCGTCACCCTCGGGATATAGAGCCCCGACTGGGCCTGGAGGTGTGCCTTACCCCTGGCACTACCCTCAGCCCGTTGTCGCTCCGTCAGGGGCAGCCTAGGCCGTCCATCGGTGTTAGGGGTAGGCGTAGCTGTCGTTGCCTGCTGACCCCGGTCTATGGCGCTGCTAGGCACCTCTAGCAGCTCGATGTCAACCTGCACCCTAGCCGACTGGCCACCCGCCAGCCAGCCCACCTCGGTCACCGATAGGCTAGTCAGCACACAGGGCGCTAGGACCACCCGCTGAGCCATCACCAGCGACAAGACAGGTGGGTTATAGGTTTGCTCGCTCAGCTTCGCCTCAGTCAGCGCAGAGAGGCCATCCACCAGGGGCTGGACTGTCTTACCCAGCCACCATGCATCGAGCAACACCCCAGGCAGGCGTAGGCTACGGCCAGAGGTGTACTGGTACTGCTGGATCGGGGTCTTGGTGGCATAGGTAGCCCCTTCGGCATAGGTGGCCCGGCGCTCCCAGGTGATCTGGGTTGGGTTATAAAGAAAGTTCCATAGCCTAGCGGTCTGGGCATTGGCGGCGCTGGCATATTCGAGTAGGAAGCATTCCACCTGAGTGCCATGGGTATGTTCGCCCCCTGGCAGCCCGTCCATTACATTTTGGTTCCACATAGCGCCCCCTAGGCCAGGCTAGCCTGCTGATGTTCACTTAGCCAGATCTCGAAATATCGCAGCACGTCCATGGCATGGGCTTCGGCAGTGCCAGCACCCAGGTTAATGGTGGGGTTAAAGTTGTAGTTGGTCTGGCCGCCACCGCCCATCGCTGCGCCTGCAGCAAATACCCTGGCCTGGTCTGGGCGCAGGATAAATTCACTGCTATTGGCGATAACTGGCTTAGCGCCTGGCGGAGCGCTGGCCTGCTCCTGGCCGATAGCACCCAGCAAGCCACCAAAGGCAACCGGCAACTGCCCCCCGGCCCGGCTAATAGAGGCAAAAGCTTCCGCCCCTGGAAGGTTACTAGCCGTAGAACCCACCGTTGAGGTGGCGGGCTGGGCATCGCCACCCATGCCAGGGATCATATTCAGGACTTTATTTTTGATGGCAGTAAACAACTTGCTAATCGCGTCAGTGACGGTTGTGTGAGCGTTAACCAAGAAGTTTTCAACCCGGGTAATAACACCCATCAGCCCGTTGGCTAGGCCATCACGAATCTTTTGGAACCATTCGATAGCCGTAGCAGAGACCGTATCCCAGTTCTTGGCGATCAAGAAAGCCAGAGCCGCAATGCCAGCGGCAACCGCCAGGATAACCAACAATGGCAAACCGATCAAGGCACCCAGGACCGCCGAGATCAGTCCGGCAAAGGCCATCGTCAATGCGCTGATCAATGCACCGACTAGGACAGTGCTGGCCCAGACGGTAAAGATGGCTAGCCCTATGAGCAAGACAGCTTTCCAGTCCAGGTTAGATAGGGCTGCACCAATGCCAGACAAAATGACCATGGCCATACGGCCCACCGCCACCAGCAAAGCACCCAGATCAACTTTTTCTAGGAACCGCCCAATCTGATTGATAAGTGCTGCCAAGATACGCCCCACCTGGCCACCTAGACCGCTCATGTCCAGCCCGGCCAGGGCGGTGGTGAGGCCATTGAAAATGCTGGCCAGTAGTTCACCGATAGGGGCCTGTTCCAGGAAATTAGCCGCGCCAGACAATAGCCGACCCAGGCCACCGGTAGCATCGGCCAAAATGTTCCCTAGAAATCCAGCCACATTCTCGCGGATAGTCCCCAAGTTGCTGAGTACCACATCCCGTAGGTTAGCCCCATTCTCGATCAAGGCTGCAAAGTTAAATACAAAGTCACTAACCGCCTGGATGCCGGTATTGATGCGGTTAAAGGCACCCTGCAAGGCCTTCATCGGGTCCATGGTGTTGAGCCCCAGCACCGTCCCGAGGGCAGCAATAGGCCCCTTGGTGCCAAATAGGCCCTCCTCCCCGATCAATGACTTGATTACCTCGTTGTAGGCACTGAAGGCGCTCTGGGTGCCCTTCATCTGGTCGTCCAGGTCACGCATTACCCCAAAGATGCCGCCACTAGGGTCAAACAACACTGACTTAAAGCCCTGGATCAAGCCATCAACCGACTCGCCAGCCTGTTTCTTGAAGTCTTCGGTGATAAATTTCTTGCCAACTTCCTCGATCAGCTTCACCCGGGCTTTGACATCCAGATCTCGCAGCGTGGCAACACCTAATTCCTGCAGGCGCTTTTCAATTTCGTTGAGAATAACCGGGTTCTGCTCGAAGAATGCGATAGTGCGCAGCTCCCCCGTTCCAGCCCCGCTCAGCGCCTTGGTCAGCCCCAGCGATGTATTGCCGATCATTTTGGTGCTAGCTGCTGTTAATGCACCATACGATTCGGAAATACTTGCCACCGTATTTTCAAAGCCTTGTAGGTCCACTTCGCCATCAACGCCCTTGAAGGCCTCCAGCACATTGTCCTGGATGGTCGTTGCCAGGTTCTTATACTCCTGGGTGGCTCCAGGCAGAGTGGCGGCTGACTTAGCCAGGCGATTGTTAAGGTTTTCGATGACCGATACAGCCTCTTCATAGCTTTTGCCGGTCAGGCTGGCAAAGGTGGTGGCAGCATTGATCTGCTCTAGCTGTAGCTGATTGGCCTGGTTGATCGCCCCGGTGATGCTCTGGGCCGCCTCCTGGGCCTTGCCAATGGCAAAGTTAAAGCCCTGGGTCAGCAAGTTAGCCTTAAAGACTGCCCCAGTCAATGACTCGCTGACGCCCCTATTAACCTGCTGGCTGACGCCATCGAAGGTGCCACGGATCTGCTGACCAAGGCGCTTGATCGGCCCACTGGCAAAGTCCTGGGCGCTGATCTTGATAAACAGGTTGGATATCAGCCCTTGCATCACCTACGCCTCATGGATCGGTTCTCCGCCTCAACTGCTGCATTGTGGATGGCGATAGCCCGATACAGCCGCAGGATAGGCATTTCCTCATACATTGGCAGGCTGGCAAAGCTACGGCCACTCAGGTGGTAGACCGTCTCTAGGAATCGGTCGTCGTCGTAGTCGAGGACGCTTGCAAAAAAGGGGCCATCGCCTCTGATATCAAGGCAAAGTCGCCAATGCTTAGCTCTTCTAGCTGCACCAGGTTGATGTCACTTTGCTCGCCATAGCGAATGCAACAGCGGGCGGCCAGGCGTAGGGCTAGCTCCACCTCATCGTCGAGGGGTATGTTCTCCTGCCGCATGGTGCGCCGGATGCCACGGATGTCGCCCACCGTTGGCCCACGGAACCCGATCACCTTGCCATTAGATAGCGTTACCTGTCCGGCCCCGTCGTCGTCAGTCAGTCGTTGTAGTTTCATCAGCCACGGCTCCAGTCATTGGCCCGACCAGCCAGGGTAAGCATGGATACGTCCTGGCTTTTCTTATCCGACTCGATCAAGGTGAACCGGGTCGGCATGAAGCCATAGACAATAAAGGGAGCGCCAATGCTAACTGGATCTGGGGCGTACTCAACCGGCTGGATGGTCAGCGTATAGCCACGGGCATTAACGTCGTTGCCGCGCCGTAGCCTAAAATTTTTCCACAGGGTAATGATTTCGTCATCCGTCTCGGGCTCATAGGCCTTGGTCAGCCCGATCTCGGCAATAGAGCGGGGCCCTAGGAGCGGGTAGATGCGATTGCTGAAACCATCGGAATATTCCGAAGTCTGGGTACTGTCATCAATACCCGAAAATGTCTCAAAATAACAGGTCAAGTCCTGCATTGTTACCAAGAACTGGTTCTTGGCAATAGGATTAATTCGTGGCATGGCAGTACGTCAGGGTTACTGCTCTTAGTGTGCCCAGGCCTAGCTAGTCCGTTCTACGACCTGATCAATCGCCACCCGAATGACGCCAACGAAGATGCGCTCAGCGGTCGGGCTAGGGGCCACATAGCTATCAATGCGGATGATGCCATCCTCCAGGTCCAGGGCTGGGTTATTGGTCCGGTCGCAAATGTTTAGAAAGGCATCAGCAGGCGTTGCGCCAAAGAAAGCACCGCCACTCCAGAACCGATAGGCCACCAGGTCAGCGGTCTCTTTGATGCGGTTGAACAATACGCCCTGGCCGTCGATCACCGAGAATAGGATCTTGCCATTGGTCAGCGCTGTGTATAGCGTCCGGGCATAGACATTGAGGATGACCCGGGTATTGATAAACCGATAGTAGGGGCTAACGCTACGGGTTCTAGCCCCATAGACAACGATGCCAAGGCCCTTCAGGTTTTTCACCACATTGATCTGGTTGGCATTGAGGTCAGCGTGTTCGCTACGGCTTAGTTTGACCAGCACATCCGCCACCCCCCGCAGGGGGAACTGGGGGCCTGCTGGAGGTTGGTTGAAGCCTTGGCTAGCATAACGGCGCAGGGCAACGGTAGCAGCAGCCAGGGCAGGGCTGATGTCGTCATTGTCGGTATCCTTTAGCCAAGGGCAATAGTAGGCTAGATGGCCCCGGTCGCTGGCATAGAGCATCCCTTCGGTCTTAAATTCAGCCTTGGTATCATTGCTGCTGGGCGGGCCACTATCAGCAAGGGCCATCCAGTCATAGTTTTCGCTGGCCGCTTTGGCCTCTAAGGTATTGGCGATCTGGGTGCGCTCAAACTGTCGGGTGAGGCTATAGAATGCCTCCGGGCATACCAGGAAGCCTTGCTCATCATCTTCGTCAAAGCTATTTTCGATGGCGTAGATGTAGTCCCAATAGTTAGCTGTCGCCGGTGCCGCCACAGCCGCCACCGTCAGGTTAGCGGTTGTTGCTACAGCGGTAAAGGCCGTAGCGGTGGGGTTCTTTTGACGAATGTAGAACTGGCTATTGGCAAAGACGCTGGCCCCGGCATCGTTGATCTCGTATTCAGCCTCGACGGCGGTATTGATAGCGGTGGTGCCATTGATGGCGGTCACCAGGCCGGTGATGATGGTGGTCGCGGTCGGGGCGGGGCTAGCGGGGGCGGTGTAGGTAACCGCAGTGCCATTGATGGTGACGGTGAACGCCCCAGCGGTAGTATTGGTGATGGTGACGGTAGTGACAGGGGCGATGGCCGCCTTGACGTAGTAGAACTGCCCATTGGGCACATTGCGAAAGAAAAAGGCAAGGTTATTTAGGTTGACGGCACTCGAGCTGGTAAAGACATTCTCGAAGTCGTCAACACTGATCACCTGGGTGGGAGTATTGGCGGTGCCACCGGTGGCGGTGCCAACATAGTAGACCCGGTTGAAGGGGGCGATAGTCGCTGGAATAGGCCCCTCAGCGTTTTCGTAGACGTAGACGCCTGGAGCGGTTTGGGTAGCAGCGTTGAGGGCAACCATAGCAGCTTGGGATAGACTGCTTTTAGTGTGCCCAGCCATGGATCCAGGCTAGGGAACCGGATAGTCTAGCTCCTGGTCAAGGACGTTATCATCCAGGTCGCCTGCCTTGGCCCGACGCAGGCCCACCTTGATTTCTTCCAGCGGGAATGGCTGGCCGGGGACCGGTATCGATGGATCCACCAGGCCAACATCGGCCAGGTGCTGCACGATGTCGGAGTAGACCAGCACTGACAGACTCCAGGTTTGGTTGTAGGTGTAGATACCCTCAGATAGGCCGGTGAAGGACTCTGATACCAGCGCCATGGGTTCAAAGTTGACGATGCGGTTAAGCCCCTCCAGCTCGCCAGTATAGGCCGGGCTATAGCCACTCAGGGCCAGCCAGCAACGGTCTAGCACCAAGTAGACGCCGCTATGGGTGGATAGGTTAATAAATTCTGCCTGCAGGCCCCATTCGATGGTCATCCGCTGGCTGAAGTCGCGGCGGATGGAGTCAATGATCTCGGGTGGGTCAAAGCGCCGTCGTTGCATCGAAAAAAATATCTGGCTGCGATAGGGCGCCAGCTCAAATTCGACCGGGGAGGCCGGAAATGCTTGCACATCGACGCCAATAGGTTCCATCGCCAGCCGTAGCCGGTGGATGATGCCTGACTCCAGGGTATGCAGCAACGAGGTAAGGGGCATTAGAAGCTTTTCATCCCGTCATAGGTAAAGACCCGACCGGTGCCGTTGACCACAAAGGGTCGGTTGCCACGGCCCTCGGTCATTGTCACCTCGTCAGTCACCGTCAGGCCCAGGCTAACTTTGCCCGCAGCAGCCTCCCTTAGCCACTTGAGTGCATCTTCATAGCGCAGCCGATAGTCTTCAGGGGGGCGGTTCTTGGTGAGGGTATAACGGGCAATGTCGAGGCAGATGCGCTTTAGCCGCCTAGGTGGATCGTCCCGCAGGCCAGCGACGTTGTAGCGTTCCTGCAGGTAGCTATCGATCTCATCCGACGCATCCTCCAGCGCTTCGGTCATCCGGTCATTGTCTGGGTTATTGACGGTGGGCGCGTCAATGTTGGCGGTACGCCGGGCCTCGACGGTGCCAAAAGCCTCGATAAAGTCATCGACAGTGGCATAGGGATCAGCCATCGCTAGGTTCCTCCGGCTGGCTAGGCTGCTCTGACTTGTCCAGGTGGATCGCTAGCTGCTTAGCTAGGCTATCACTGAGGCTGATCGTATCCCCAGACTGGTATAGCTGGCCATCGTGCAGGATGGATCCATGGGTGACGGTATATTTTTTCATAGCAACTGGCCTAGTGGGTAGCTATCCTGAGTGTGCCCTAGTGATACAACTCCATCAGGCCACGGACAGCCACCACGACCCAGGCGGCGCTTATCACCGAGGCCCAGGCGGTGGATACCCACGAGCGATGCCGGCGGCGGATAGCGACTCGGGTGGCCCCGGCAAACAGGAGGCAGGCTGTCATGGCAGCCAGGCCCAGGACGATATAGACAATAGCCATAGCAGATCCCCAATGTTTTGTTTAGGGTGCCCAGGCAACAAAAAACCCCGGACTGGCCGGGGTGGGGGTGGGTGGAGTCGGGCTACTCCGCTTCGGCCAGTAGCTGGTCCCGCATCTGGGTCAGCCGTAAGATCATGGCATCCTGGTCAAAGTCCTGGCCACTTTTCAGCAAGGCTGACATGGCCTCCAGCTCGGCAATCATCTCCTCAGTCATGGGGTCCTCCGGGTAACTGGCCCTAGCCTAGCAGATCAGACCCTGGCCGCCCAGTGCCTAGCTAGCAGGTCGTCTGCGGTCCTGGCTAGGCTGATCCGGGCACCGTCGTTGATGCACTCAGAGATAGCGCCAATGTGGTGGATCGCCATCTTCGAGTAGTACTTCAGCGCCCCAGTCAGACAGGACATCCACAGCGGTAGCTTCTCCCAAGTGGGATGCTGCGAGTGATAGAACTGACTAAACCCGCTGATCGGTTGCTGCAACGATTCCCGGCACTGGGCTAGGCTACTGCCTTGCTGGCTGGCCAGAACCACCAGGGCCTCCATGCAGGCCACATACCGGCTAGCCATGGTATCAACAGGCTCACCGCTGACTAGGCCATCGTTCACCAGCTGGATGGCGCGTTGCAAGTCGCCCAGTGGATCAGCACTGGCTGGCCGGATAGCTAGGATGGCAGGCTCTAGGTCAGCAAGGCGGGCAAGGGTCTTAGTCATGGGTGGATCCGGTAAACGTCCCCACTAGCCTAGCAGAAACCCGAACAAAAGCCTATGGCCGGAAGGAAAAAGCCTAAAGCAGGGTTGACAGCTCGATATGCAGGGGGTATATTGAAGGTATCGAACCACTTACCGAGGACCGACCCATGCCCAAGTTCATTTCCATCCAAGACGGCGCTTACCTGCTCAACCTGTCCCACATTGTTAGCATCGAGGTGAACATAGACGATAACGGTGTTATTACCGACTATGAAGTATTTACCAATGACGGCAATAACAGCTACAGCGTAGACGACCCCGGCGAGATGGCCAAGCTGATGGCCCTGATCGAGGTAGCCTAGCCCACCCACCACCACCCGCAGACCCCCGGCCTAGCTGGGGGTTTTGCTTTGGGCCAGCCCTGGCCAGCCACGACAAAGCCCGCCAGGTGGCCAGCGGGCTGGGATGGGGGAGTGGTGCATAAAAAAGACGGCCTAACGACCGTCCGTTTTCTAAAAGCGAAATTACTACCAAAGCCCGGGCACCACCCCAGACCAAGAACCAACATGCTAACACCGGCTGCAGAATGTGTCAACAGGCTAGCGGCTTATAGTTGGGTGTCAAGCGAAAGACCCGGCTGATAGGGCTGGGAGCGTTCTTCCATGTTTATCTGATGCTGCCATGCCCCATGGAAGTCCTTAAACATTTGCAT